CGCGCCCTGCAAGTCCTTGAAGCCGGACTGATGGCAGGCGCTACCAGCCCTGCCCGCCCGTGGATGCGACTCGGCGCTCCTGACCCGGAACTCAACCAGTATGGCCCGGTCAAGGAATGGCTGCATGACGTAACAGACAGGATGCTCCGGGTCTTTGCTCGCAGCAACACCTACCGCGCCCTGCCTCGCATCTACAGCGAATGCGCCCTCTACGGCACGGCAGCGTCGATCGTGGTCTTTGACTTCGAGAAGGTCATCCACCACCACGTCCTGACGGCTGGGCAGTATGCGATCAGCACGGACAACAACGACCGTGTTGACTGCCTTTACCGCGAGTTCGACATGACTGTCGGGCAGATGGTCAAGGAGTTCGGCCTCAAGAACCTGTCGATCAGCGTCCAGAACCAATACCGGAACGGAAACCTCGAAGACTGGCGGACTATCTGCCACGCCATCGAGCCGCGCGCAGACCGGAATCTGGACCGCAGCGGCAACCGAGACATGCCGTTCCGCTCCGTTTACTGGGAGCAGGGACGTAGTGGGTCAGAGACGAAGACGGTGCTCAGGGAGTCGGGCTTCCGTCGTTTCCCGGTCATGGCTCCTCGCTGGTCGGTGTCGGGTCAGGACATCTACGGCAACAGCCCAGGCATGGCGGCTCTGGGCGACGTGAAGCAACTGCAACACGAACAGCGTCGGAAGGGTCAGATCCTTGACCACCTGACGCAGCCGCCGACTCAAGGGCCGCCCTTGCTCAAGGGCAGCGAGGTAGACACTCTGCCCGGCGGTCACACTGAAGTCGATGGCAACTCGCAGGGCATCCGCCCGCTCTGGCAGATCAACCCTGACCTGCAAGGTCTACTCTTCGACATCCAAGACGTGCGGACGCGCATCAACAGCGCGTTCTACGCTGATCTGTTCCTGATGCTCTCGACCACGAACAAGAGCATGACGGCTACAGAGGTCGCGGAGCGCCACGAAGAGAAGCTGCTGATGCTTGGCCCTGCGCTGGAGCGCCTGCACCACGAAGGCTTGGAGCCGCTCATCGACATCACGTTCGATCACATGAGGGACGCGGGCTTGATCCCGCCTCCTCCAGAGGAGTTGAGCGGCATGAACCTTCAAGTCGAGTTCGTGTCTACTCTCGCGCAAGCTCAGAAGGCTGTGGGTGCCAGCACAGACGACAGGTTCGTCGGCATGATCCAGGGTCTGTCGCAGTCGCACCCGGAGGCGCTGGACAAGCTCAACCCCGACTCCTTCCTCGACGAATACGCGGACAAGCTGGGCGTCAACCCCGGCCATGTCCGCTCGAACGAAGAGGTCAAGGAACTGCGGCAGGCGCGTGAGGCGGCGATGGCTGCCCAGCAGCAACTGGACGCTGAGAGCCAGCAGTCCAACATCGCCCGCAACATGGCGAAGGCTGCGGCGGATGCTCCTGCTGACGTAATGGATCAGTTCTCAGGATACCAAGGTCTGTAACCCGTGGCCCCGGATCGCTCGAAGGCTGGCGGCAACCGTAACCGTCCAGACGTTCTGACGGACCCTCGGGCGATCCAGCGTGTTCACCTAGACCACCACCAGATCAGCAGTCACCAGAACGTCGTCAAGACGATTCAGGACACGCCGATCACGGATCTTCAGGATGTCGAGGTAGACAAGACCTCGGACGACTTCGCGGCGGGTCAGTCTTTGGTCTGGAGCGGCGATTCTTGGATCGCAGGCGACCCGGAGGTCTTGATCCCGGTCAAGGCTGCGGAGGAGATGACCAAAGGCACGCCGGTCTACGTCAGCGACGAGCAGGTTAGCGGCAAGCCTATCGTCAGCAAGGCGGACTCTGACGGAACAGACACCTACCCTGCTATCGGGCTCTTGCTCACGGACCTTGCGTCAGGCGCAGAGGGTCACGCGGTAGGCGGCGGCATTCTGTCGGGCTTAGACACAGACAGCTACACCGTTGGAGACGCACTCTACCTGAGTTCTACGCCAGGAGTCCTGACCAACACGCGACCGACAGCGACAGCAGAGAAGGTCCAGAAGGTAGCGGTGGTTGCTCGCTCGCACGCGGAAGCGGGCACCGTCATCGTCATGGGCGCGGGCCGGACCAACGACATCCCGAACGACCTTGTGACGCTGACGGGCGTGGCGTTAGGCGACAGCGACCTTGGGACGTTTGCCGCCGCGCACAGTTACCCATCGACCATTGCGGACAACGAGACGGTCAAGGGTGCGCTGCAAGACCTTTCCGACGAAGCCAATCGTCTAAACACCCGGTTCTTGGATCTTGCCGGTGACCTTGCTGCGTTTGAGCAGGAGGTCGTAGATTCGACATACAGTTATCGCGGTCGCTACGACACCGAGGCAGAGACTAGCCGAGCGGTCAACGACGCTGCGGCTGTCAAGGTCGAGCTTTACTACACGGCTCGTCCTGACGGAGATGGTCTAGCCGAGAACGAGCAGTCGGACGCAGGCGTTCCGGGGACGAGCACCGTCGAGCGCCGCCTATACTTCTCCGACAAGTTTGACGCTGACGTGAACACCGCCGCCGACTGGACGGCCTACACGACGCAGCCCGCCGACGACGAGACGTTTGCCAACGCCAAGGCGTCGCTGCTGGCTGGTCTGAGCGACACGGACGGCACCGCGAACACGCGCGGCACGCTGCCCGTCAGCCTCAAGCTGGAACGTCAAGTCACGACGGAACTGCTAGTCGAGGACTACCCAGGCGCAGAGGTCGCGTGGTCCGTCCGCAAGGTCAGCGGCGTCTACACGGGCTACTGCATGAAGGTGCGTCGCGCTAGCGACAACACCGAGCAGGACATCGGGTTCGACACCGACGGCAACCTAGACACCGACGCCATCGAGACGTTCTGCACGACCAACGACGGCTTCGTCTCGGTCTGGTATGACCAGTCCGGCGACGGTCACGACCTGACGCAGACGACGGCAGCGAACCAGCCGCAGATCTACGACGGCACGGCGCAGGAGGTGCTCAAGGTCTTCGACCGCCCGTCGATCCGTTTCGATGACACGCCGACCTACCTCATCCAGGGCACGCAGGCCATCATCAACACATCAGGCGGCTACGCCTTCTCGGTCGTGGGCGTCAACCCGGACGCAACCAACCAAGCGTTCGGCGTGCTGGGCAGCAACACCAGCGTGGTCGTCGCCGGTCTCGCTCGTGATGGCAACGTGGGAGCCAACCAGATCGGGATGTCGGTGGGTGGCTACCATGTCAACGGCACGCAGATCACGAGCAGCAACCAAGACAAGCTCTACGACGCGACGGAGACGCAAGGCATCGTCCACATCGCCAACTACGGCAACACATCCGGCACGGACCGCAACTACTGGCCGACCTACCCGCACCTGACGTTCTACGCCAACGCGCAGATGCAGGAGTTCGTGGCATGGCACACGGACCAGAGTAGCAACCAGTCGGACATCGAGGACGACATGGACACCTACTACGGTGTCAGCACGCGCGAACTGCTGGACACCTACAGCGGGGCCATCGCGGCCTACAGCGTTCGCAGGCTGAAACAGTTCTATACCGGCTCGTGCATGAAGGTCCGCAGAGCCAGCGACGATGTAGAACTAGATATCGGGTTTGACTCGAACGGCGATCTGGATACCGCAGCCATCGCGTCACACTGCGGCAGCGCCAACGGATACGTGGTTACGTGGTATGACCAGAGCGGCAACGGGAGAGACGCAACGGCGTCGTCTGATGCTCTTGAGCCGATGATCTACAACGGCACGGCTGTGGTTACCGGGGGGACCAAGCCTGCCCTAGATGCTGCGAACACCGAAGGGACGTATGGCAGTCTCGACATCACCATCCCTGTAAGTTGGCAGTCGCAACCCTTCAGCACCTTTGTCGTCAAGAACGGCAACGCAACTAGCAGCGCCCAAGCATTCTGGTGGTCTGCATCCGGCGGCGGGCCTTTTTTCGACGAGTTCCATTCGTCGCACAGCCTGGGTCCCTCGGTCCGGTTGAGGTGCGGCACGAACCTGTTCCACTCCGCTGTGCAGCCTGCATACGCCCTCTACAGCACGTTGGCCGATGGAACAGGCAGTCTTATTCGGACCAATGGGTCGCAGGTAGCCACGGGGGATGCGGGCAACAGTAGCCTTTCTTCTCCTCTAGCACTGTTCTCACGCCCAGGTAGTTCCGAGGGCGCATATAAGGGCAAGCTGCAAGAGGTCGTCTTCTACGGGTCCGATGAGTCTGCGAACTTCTCGGGCATCGAGTCCAACATCAACACGTACTACAGCGTCTACTGATGAGCACGATCTACCTTCCGGTCGTGCCTCGGCTCGGCCTGACTAGCCAGCAGCGCGGCGAGGCCATCAGCCGCGAACTGTTCAACCTGACTCTGCCGCGTCACCTGCGCGACGACGAGCAGAGCAGCGCGATGCTGTTGCCGATGATCGAGAACGAGAGCAACGCTGGGGAGTGGGCGGTCTACGCCGACACGGAGCTAGTCATCACGGTTCACCCGGAGCGCGATGTCACCGCGCTCGTATCGCTGTTTCCGCAGTTGAGCGAGACGGAGCGCAGCCAGTTGACCTACTACATCGCAAGCAACGACAGCGTCACGTTCGGCAACCTGCTGCCGTCCGACGCGACGGTACTCACACACGCCCAGGCCGACGCGCTGGGTTGGTTCCCCGACGATCCCTTTGAGACATGAGCGACGACACCGGCAACGGCTGGAACGAATACAAGCGGCTAGTGATGAGCAGCATCGACCGGCTCACGCAAGAGATCCGGCACGAGCGCCAGAACTACAAGCAGGGCATGTCCGGTGTCTACGAACGCCTGATCGAGGTCGAGAAAGAGATCGCCACGCTGAAGGTGCGCTGCGGCATCTGGGGCATGATGGGCGGTCTGATCCCTGTCGTCACCAGCCTTCTGATTAGCAAGCTATGAGAACCGTCTACATCATCGCGCCCTGCCTGCTGCTTGCGGGCTGCGGCATTCTCGACGCTGGTCAAGTCCAGGCCGTCACCGACGTTGTCAACCAACTAGAGGCTAACCAAGCCATCACGATGGAGCAGGCCGAGGCCATGCGGCAGGCGATCCTGGCCAACACGGGTGAGCCGTGGTGGATGCAGCTTGGCAAGATCGTGCTCGAGGTGGGGCTGGCCGTGGCCGGCGTGCGCATGTGGCGCGGGCCGTCGGCGTCGGCTGCCGAGCGCGCCGCGCGCGTCGCTGCCCGCAAGGCGTAGCCATGTCGCTGCGGCGTCTTGTAGAGCCCGGCGAGATGCGGCATCTGTTTGCAGTCGCGGACTGGCTCAAGCGACCGCGCCAACTCTACGTGATCGACGAGATTCGCCGCCGTCACGGCGCGACACGCGGCGGCGTCGACAGGCTTAACAGCACCAAGAGCCTGGATGTGCTCATGGGCAAGGGCACAGAGGACCTGCCGCCGGCTGCGATTATGACGGACGACGACGTTGTGCCGCAGGCAGTTATGCGCGCCGAGGACGTCGAGCGCGTGCGCGCGGCGCTGACGCGACTGCCGGATCGTGCGCGCGAAGCCATGCGGCTGCGTCTGGACGGGCACCCGATCAAGGCCGTGGCAGCTAAGATGCGATGCGGCGTCGACAACATCGACCAGTTGCTGCGATACGCGCGCGCTAGACTAGCGGGATACCTTGGAGGCTGATGGCTGTGCGGTTCAACGTTCACATGTTCTTCTGGTCGTGCACGCTGACGTTCTGCGCGCTGTTCTGGGTCAGCGTCGTCGGCTGCATCTCGACTACAATGCGCGACGTGCCCAACGTCATGATGCAACTGAAGCGTGATGCCATCACGCCGGAGCAGATGACGCCGCTGTTAGGCGTCAGCATGTTGCCTGAGGTCGAGTTTACGACGGGCCGGTTCGGCAGCGTGCATGTTCATCACATGCCGGAGGTCGCCGATCTCGACGGCGGTCTGCCGATCATGCAGCGCCCGATCGTGCGACCTATCGTCAACCGTCCGTGGACCATGGCGTGGGTCACGAACTACGTTGAGCCACGTCCAGACGTGCAGACGGCGCTGCTCGTATCGCTCAAGCCACCCGGCGACCCGCAGCCCATCTACGGCAGCAACGGATCGATGTTGCAGGTGCCGCCGGACTACGTCCTGGTTCCCAAGCGCGTCGAGGACGAGGAGTTGGGCGACCGTCCGCCCGTGCCGTTTGAGTTTGTGCAGAACCAGCAAGGCGTCGTCATGCTGCGCGTGCGTTGGCCGGAGGTGCTGGTGGGCATGACGGTCTGGTGCCAGTTGCTAGTCGCTGACGACCGTGTGCCCGCTGGCTGCGTGTCAACGCCGATGCTTGAGATTCACGTTGGCGAGCACTAGGATTCGCGTAAATCCTTTAGACCTTTAGCCGCAAGGGTTTACGCCAAAACCTCGGGATCTTGTCTCACTGCCAGTCTCACAAGTGAGACGGTAGACCGAAAATAGTCCCACAAATGGGACTGGGAATGCTATCCTCCGCAACGTGAGTCGGCACGTTTCGGATGAGTTGATCGACCTAGATGCGGCGGAGCGATCCGAGCGCATCCGTGGGCGCATTGACCAGCATCGCGAAGACATCCGCTGGCTCATGGGGACGCAGTCTGGCCGCCGCATCGTGTGGCAATGGCTTCAGGAGATGCGTGTCTTCTCGCCCGTGGTTGACACAAACGGTCTAGCGCAAAGCCATAAGGCTGGCGCACAGGCTGTGGGCATGAAGATCACCGCTGACCTTCTGGATGCGTGCCCCGACCAGTTCACCTTGATGCTCAAGGAATCCCGTGTCAGAGACGCAAACAGAAGCTCCCGAAACTAACAACGAAGGGCAAGTTGCTGAATCTCTGCTGACCGGCCAAGAGGCCGAGCAGCAACCGCAAGAGCAGCAGCCGCAGGAGGCAGAGGCCCAGCCCGAGCAACCGGCGGAAGTCAGCGAACCCGAGGGTGCGCCCGAGACATATGAGTTCCAAGCCACGGAAGGCTCGGATCTCGATGTGGACTCGGGTGCGGTGCAAGCATTCTCGGAAGTCGCAAAGGAACTCAACCTGACTCAAGAGCAGGCTCAGTCAGTGCTCGACAAGGTCGCCCCGGCACTGAAGCAGCAGAACGAAGAATACATCCAAGGTCTTCGTTCCGAGTGGGTTGAGTCCGTCAAAGCCGATCCTGAGATCGGTGGAGATCAGCTTCAGGAAAACTTGGGTAAGGCCGTGCGCGTCCTCGACGCCTTTGGCACTCCGGAACTGAAGTCGCTGCTAGGGGAAACAGGTCTTGGCGATAACCCGGAGATCATCCGGTTCCTCGTCAGGGCGCACCAGGACATCGGCGAGGACCGTTTCCTCACCGGTAGCCAGTCGGACAAGGAACAGCCGTTCTCTGCCCGAGATTTCTACAACAACTCAAAGATGAACTGAGGAGTTAACCCATGCCTGTAAGTGCAACTACGCACCCGACGCTGCTTGACTACACCAAGCGGCAAGACCCTGACAAGAGCATCGCGACGATCGTCGAGACGCTCGCCCAAACCAACGAAGTCCTTGAGGACATGGTCCACCTTGAGGGCAACCTTGAGACCGGCCACCGCACCACGATCCGCTCGGGTCTCCCGGCTCCGACGTGGCGCAAGCTCTACGGCGGCGTCCAGCCCTCGAAGAGCGAGACGGTCCAGGTGACGGACACCATCGGCATGATGGAAGCCTACGCCGAAGTGGACAAGCAACTGGCTGACCTCAACGGCAACACGGCTGCGTTCCGCATGTCGGAAGACATGGCCCACCTTGAGGGCATGAACCAAGAGTTTGCCAGCACGCTTTTCTACGGCGACGAGACCACGGCGTCCGAGGAGTTCACCGGCTTCCTGCCGCGCTTCAACTCGTCGTCTGCCGAAAGCTACGAGAACGTCCTGCTGGATAACAACTATGGCGGCGCAGCGGCGTCGGGCACCGACAACACTAGCATTTGGCTTGTGGTCTGGGGTCCGAACACCTGTCACGGCATTTACTCCAAGGGCAGCCAGATGGGCTTGTCCAAGGAAGACAAGGGTCAGGTCACCATCGAGAACGTCTCTGGCACGACCAGCGGCGGTCGCATGGAAGCCTACCGCACGCACTACAAGTGGTGCTGTGGCCTG